CTCTTGGAAAGCTAACCAAAAAGAACTATTAGTAACAATATCATTTAACTTGTCCTCCAAGTCTTTATTCTTTGTACCAATAATAGGCTTTTCATTTAATAATAAGCCCACAAATTTATCAGTAACAAGTTTATAATAGTTTAACTTAGGCACTTTCCAGTTTATTGTCTTAGTACCGTTAACAGTTTTAATGACTAGTTGTCTTTCTTTATTGTACTCACCTTTATATCTAGTGTTATTAACTTTATATTTTGCTAATCTCTCCTTACTTTTAGTAGGAGGAAATACTTTATTTGCACCTAAAAAGCCAGTAGAAGTAAATATTTCCATTATAAATCACCCCCTATGCATCAATTCTTGCACATAATGCGTATCTAGTAGCGTCTATACTATGGTTGTTTTTATCAGGTAACTCTCCAGTGTACTCACCTAGTTTATTCATAGCATATTCGTATCTAGTAAACTCTTTATATGTGAAAGGACACGTAATAGGATTTATATAAATAGAGTTTAAATCTTGTAGCCACTTAATACCATGTCGTACACTATCCGGTCCTTTTTTCACACCTTGTATTTTTCTAAGTCCTAATTTTCTTAATTCATTGATAGTTCTTGGTTCGCTACTGTCTGCCCAAACAGTAAAGTCATGTTTATTAAATCGCTTAATGTTGTACACTAAAGTTTCATTGTCAACACCAACGGCTACGTACTCATTATGTAAATAAATTGATTTTTCTGATGCGTTGTAGCACCACTCCACATAAACTGATGGGTCAACTGAGAAACCAAAGTCAAGACCTCTGTCAATATATTTAGTACTATAATCATTATGATGTAGCTCTCTTATATTTCTAAAGACGTTACCTTCAGTACCTATAGCCTCACCTAAGTATTCCCAGCGATAATTGTCGTAATTAGCTTTTTTAGCGACCTCTGCATTAATAATAGTTGTTTTAACCCAATCTGCATGTCCGTCAGCGATTACATCCAAGTATGTACTATGGTGTACTAACTGTCTAACAGTTTCTTTAGTAACGTCACCTTTTTCATTAGTATACTCAATATCGAATTGAGTGACATAACTATTCTTTTCATAACCTAATACAATACCACAAGGCGCATTATATTCAATATTTACCCAGTTAGATGTGCTTTTAGGGGGATTATAACTTAATATAACAATATGTTCTCCCTCACCACGACCCATTGTATTAACTACGTTGTTTATTTCTGCTATACCAGTAAAGTCAGTTGCCTCCTCGAACCAAATATATCTGAAACCACCTGCACCAGAACGAGGTTTAAATGACTTTAATTTATTAGGGTCGTCTACACCAGTAAACTTAATTGAGTACCTTGTTTCATTACCTTGCCATCCATCTAATAGTACTAATTCTTGACGCTGTGCTTTATATTTAAAAAAGCCATATAAACCAGATCTATAAAGCATTTCCATAAATGTGCTGACCAATCTTTCGAATACTCTGTTATTATATTTTACCATACATACAGCGTCGCATTTATAAATAAATACACCAAGTATAATAGCTAAAGCTATCATAGATGACTTTGTACTGTTACGTCCACCTTTACATATAACCCTGTTGTACTTACATTGTATAATAGATTCAAAAACATTATCAAAAGTAGATATAATTAATTTACCTATATCTATATTTAATCTACTCATTATCTTTTTCCTCTGACCTGCTGTTAAATATGTTTACTTCAGTGACAACACCGCCACCATCTTCATTACTTGCATCTCTAGTATCAGGTCTTATATATAATAATGAGCCATCATCATACATCTCATTAAACAATTTAATATCATTAATGTCATCAGTAGTTTCTGCAATTGCTTTAGCTCTGTTATAAGCCGCCATTGCACCAATATCTTTAGAGAAACCATAAGCCTCCTCTAGTTCTGGATAGAATGATATCATATCGGCAAGTGTTCGAGGATGTAAACCTTTGCCTCTACAGTAACTAGGAAAAAGCTTAGTTATATATTCACAAGTTTTCCTAATACTATAATTTCTAGAACCACATACTTGTAATGCACATATAAACCTCTCAAGTTTTTTATCACGCTTAAGTTGTTCATATAAAGTGGAACTATATTGACTTTGAGTAGCTTTCTTAAATATAGCTAAGTCGTCATCATCAATTTTAGGCCCATATCTAGGCACATCCTTCACCCTCTTACGTATTTTACACAATAAAAAAATGTGTTATATTACACATATAATATAACACATTTATTTACCAATATCAACCTTTTATATTGTTACACTTAGTGACTGTGTCGCTATAAGAGTCAATAAGTAAATACTTTTAATCACTTATAGCACTTTCATAATACACCTTTTGTATGTTTAGTTTTTTATCAACTGTTATAACATTAATTTCTATATCGTCCTTTAGACAATCTAATGTAATTAGATTTACAACAGGTTTGTTATCTTCAACTACTAATTTGCTATCCTCGATACACAACTGTGCTATTTTAGTATTATTAGGTGATATAGTTACACCTAATACGTATAATAATTCTACTCCATTAACAATTACTCTAGTCAATATAATTACCTCCTGTTTTTAATTTTATATTTAAAGGTCATTATCTTTATTCTTATAGTTATTTTTTATAGAAATAGCAATCTTTATAATAAAAGTTGCTAATATAGCAATCGACAATGTTAAAGCTATAATAAACAGTATTAAACCACCAAGTGCCCTCATGTAAGCAGCTATATTAGTAATCATATTCATCGTCATCTACCTCCTCATTATCAGTATATTTAAAATACTTAGGGTCTTTTATTTTATGTCCATCATCACCGTGGAAATAGCCATCCTTATATGTAAACCTCTCCCAAAGTTCCTCGACGCTTTTGACTCTCAATTCTTTTTTAAGTCTTTTCCACACGTCATCACTAGCATTACGAGTACCTAACTCTAAAGAAGCAAGATGACTTCTACTTATATAGACTCTTTTAGCTAATTCAGATTGTGTTAATCTAGCATTTTTACGAGCACCTATTAAACCTAGCCTTATACCTTCTTTGTCTCTAATATCTAACTCAGCCATTATTATTACCCCCACAAGTTTTCTCTATTTTTTTTAAATTGCTCCACTACAATCATAACGATATGTAGTGGAGCTATATAAAATAGGAGGGTATGGATATAAGCTATGTTAAAAGTCAATTTTATCATCACCAGATGCCTCATACCGCTTAAGTCTGTTTATAACAGTTTGTCTAGTAGCTTTATGGTCAGGCCCTAAAGAAGTTAAGTATTGAGCTATCTTTTCCATACTCATGCCTTTAGCTCTCATGTCAAGGATTATATCAATATCTTTTATTGGTTTTACATGTCCTTTATTAAGTCCTTGTTTCATACGGTCATAGTGTTTAGCTATTTTATCAAAACGAGCAAGTTCAGACTCCAAGTCTTTTACTTTATCAGTTAAATCTTTAATTTGTTTATTTTTCATCTTAATGATTTCTAACAGGCAAGCACTAGAAAGCTGTTCAATTTTTAACCTGCCTGCCTTGTAGTCATTATATTCAGTACGAATGTCCATATTCACCACCTCAATGTTTAGAATACTCAACCTGTTTCTCCTTTTCTACCTTTAATAACTAATGTTATCTTTCTTTTATTACTGCTTCAATTACATCTATGTATTTTTGAGGTAAATTGAACGCTTTATAAAGTTCTTCATCAGTGTATATATGGTCAAACTTGCCAGATGGAGGGGCTGGGACAAAACGGAAATAGTCATCTGTTAGTATACTCCCTAATTTTGATATATTTATTAATATAAAAAATCGTGTAAATTTTGTATTTAACCAAGAAACAAATGATTTACATTCCTCTAGATCATCTGAACTAAATAGTATCTCACACGTATTAGATGGTGCATCATTTTGTATAGCTGTCCTACCTAATACTAATACATTATTTTCAGATGACCATAATAAACTTCTTCCTATTTTTCCAGGGTTGAATTGAGAGTTTACCCAAACTCTATGTGTTTTAGATTTATCTGTATTTGATGGTTTAAATGACTCGTATCTACCCAAGTAGTTTACTATTCTATTTCCTATATTTAATAAACTCTCTCTATTTAATATACTTCTTACTTCTTTACTATTTCCAAAATATTCCTGAAATCTACACCTATTCTCTACCTCACATTTAGCATATGTCTTATTTTTATCTAATATATAATAAGTTATGCCGTCAGCTTGTAATATGTTAAATACATCCTTACAATCAGGATAAAATACTACCTTACTCATATGAGGTACTAGCTTCTCTCTAAACCCTTTGTAATCTATTGTCTTACTAGCACAGCCTTGATAATCTTCAGCTGCTGTCTGCCATTTAGCTGGTGTAATCATTACACAATATTTGTCACAAAGGTCAAAACCTCTGTTTACAAAGTCTAAGTCCATACCCCTATTATAAGGAGGATTGCCTATAACTACATTGAATTTCATACACACAAACACCTCCTTTATTTAGTCCAATATATTTCTTTACTCTCTTTATTACTGCCTTTCCTTTATTACTGCTTCAATTACATCTATGTATTTTTGAGGTAAGTTAAATGCTTTATATAACTCCTCGTCTGTGTATATATGGTCAAATTTGCCAGACGGAGGGGCTGGAACGAAACGGAAGCAG